TTTATTTACAACTGTAAACAATGCTGGGTTATCCATTAAACCCATATAAGTCTGATACAATACTACCTGTGCGTAATACACTTGGTTAGTTTCTTTAGTTCCTTTCTTTTTAAACTCATTCCATTTCTTATCGTTAGCTGATTTACATTCCCATAAAAATGGATACGACCAATCAACAGGACCATCTGTAATGATACCATCAACATGGCCTTTAATTTCTCCGTCTGCTGTGTCAAAGCCAAACTGACGACCTTGCTTGTCTTGTGTAAGTAAATTAAATTTAGCTTTTATTAACCATGCAATGGCTAAGTCTTCAAAGTTGTGACCAACCTGAAATATTCTTAATGTTCTTCCATTAAAGTCTTTGCCTTCGTCTGGCGGAGTTTGCATGTAACGATACTGTAGTTTTCGTTTACATGATTCTCCAAGAGACGAAGCTCCAAGATAGGTTCGTTTAAGTTCTTTTTGGTTCTCAAGAACAAGAGCTTTATCAATATGTGGTAAAACCACATCACTGACATCTCCATTATTTATAGGTGGATTAAGATCTATCATACTAAAAAGGAATGGGGTCGTCCCAGAGCTCCTCTTCTGTATATTTCTTATTTTTTGGTGGTTCTTCCTTTAAAGTTCCTTTAAAATCTTCTGTTCCATAATTTGCAGCAGATGTTTGTCTTACGTCTTCTACTATTCTTTCATGCAATCTTTTTTTATAAGCAACTAAAAGTGTTGTTACTAAATCAAATATTTGGTCTGGTGATATTTCAGCTATCTTGGTTTCCCAACCTATAACTTCAAAAGTTGGTACGATATCTTTTATAGTATCTTGTACGGCTTTTGTTTCTGGTTCTGTTCCTGTATACATCTTAGTTCCCTTTTCAGTCTGTTTGTTAATAAAATCAAGTGCTTGCATGCACCCAAAGTAATTTAAAATATTATCTCCACCAATCGGATTATAACTATAAATAAAAGGATTGGCCCCGACATGATTACATAATCCACAAATTCTCCTCTTCCCTAATTTCTTTATTATGTTTGATTGTTCTTTTGATAATGGTTTCCAACAATACAACAAAGAACACTCCTAAATTTTTGTGGGAGATTTAGACAGCAAGGCTCTCCCACAAGCCTTATTTGGGTAGGTGAAATGATAAAATACCTACTGTCTTTACGCCCATGATGGTTTCCCTGAACTGTTGGCAGGAGCTTGCGGAGCTTCAGCTACAGCACCAGTTGCCGCAACGGGGGTTGCAGTGGCAGTGGCTTGCACAGGGGTACTAGAAGGTTTGGGGCTTCTAATTAAACCGTCTGGACCTAATGGTTGTTTATATTCAGGCATGCCCGGAACTATTATTCGGTCAAGCTTGTTGCTTACTTTTTCGTTGTACTCTTCAGTACCAACGCTTGTCTTAAAAATAAGATTGTTGAGATCACCATAAGAAGAAAGTACTCTTACGGCCTTAGCTTCTTCACTCATATCCCTTGGCTCAATATTATAACAAGACTCAAGCATTGCACGAATTGTTCTCATTGAGATATTACCGGCTTTACTTCTACCGTTATCGTCTAAGCTACCGCCCATGACTGTAAGGTTTGTCCAAAATTTACGTTTCGCAAACTCTCCGTTTATTACGGTAAATTCACAATCTAAATATTGGGCATCAGATCTCTGAGATTGTTTTAAAAGACCACCATCACCTGCACCGCCTGGTCTAATTGTTAGAAGTACATCTACAATTGTACCTTCTGGCATTGGTGAAAAGTCTGTTGATCCTGTTCCTGCGTATTGTTCGTCTGCTTCATTAAAATTTAACATTATGTTGTCTCCTTGCTATTTGTTAATATTTGTACGTTTGGTATATCGTGTTTAAGTATTTCTGCTGTAGTTTTTGTTTTAGGTGCTACTAACTTAGCAAGCAACTTACCTAAATGCGGTTCTTCAACAGTGTTTAATTTTCCGCTTCTGTCTTTAGCAGGGAACCCTTCTGGGTTGTCTGTAAGACATACAAATTCACGCCATGAGTTACCTGTCTCATCACGATTGATTCTCATTGTAATAAGTTCATCAACAATTCCGGGTAGTTCGTTACCAACTTTGGATCCTTCTACCTGGATTTTAAATATCTTCTGATTAAACTCATCGGTGTTTTCATCTAAGATGCCAACCAACACAACATTCTTATCTCTGACATGTTGTAATTGTGTTAACCAATCAAGCATTTCTCTGCCGTGCAATCCATAAACTGCAAGCATGTTGATTTTCTTAGTCTTATCAGTGAGCACTTCATCTTGCTGCTTACACCATCTAAAACTTAATCGACCTGCTACTGTTATAGAATCAACAAACAAAGTTTTATACTTTGCATGGATACTAGCTGGGTCACCCCATTCCTTTACAAGGTGATCATAGTGTGCTTGTGAGTATGGCATATCAGGGCTTAAACTTGCGTTAGGGCCACCAAAGTAACAGGCGAAGTTTCTAGCTTCTTCCCATGTCTCTGGTCGTATAGTGTCACCACCCCACTCGCTTAGTGCAATGTCACCTGCCTCTAAGTCCATAAATAATGTCTCTTCAGCTGGTAGTGTAAATAAAAGACTTGTTTTACCAACACCACTTTCACCTGCTATGACAATCTTTGCTCCTTTAGTTTCTTTTAGTCGTTCCGACGCATTTATTATCTTCATTGTAGTTCCTCTCTAATTTAATTGTTTTCTTTTAAAATCTTCGTAGTCTTTGTTTATTTTATTATCTTGAACGGGCTCAATAGTAATCCGAACAGTGGGGAGGTCAGTACCAGGATTAAATTTATCTTTGTCAAATACATGAGCAACTTCAATGATCTTTTTCATTTTGTACTCTTTGACAAACTTAAACAGTCCTGCAAAAGATGCCTCCCCTAACGCTTCTAATATGTTTTCCATATCTTTTTCAGTCATGAGGCTTCTCCTCGACACTGATATAATAATCAGGACCTTTAGCCTCAACTGTTCGAGATTCCTCAAGAATAAGTTGTATACGAGGATCTGCATCCTTGTACTTATTCTCTGAGACCTTGACAGTAATGTCAGAAATGTTTTTTGCGACTTCTGATCCAAAGTCTTCTTCAACTTTGTTCAGTGCTTCCCACAATGTATTCGTATCCCACGTTACTGCTTTTCTTACTGTTGCCTTTACAGATAATTCTTCTTCCTGAAAGGTTACAGTTCCGGTGTCTTTGTTTTCTCCTTGCAATCGAGATTCAACACGCTGCGAATATCTTCGCTCGCATACTTTCTTCTCTAATGTTCGGAGGGAATCAGCAACACCTTTTAAAAGAACCAAATCTTCATGCAGCTCTTTTAATTCTTTTGTGTCGTTTGCAATGTCATCGACATCTTTATCGTGCCATTTACTCACAACTTTTTCCGCTAATGTTTTTATCTTCATTCTATCCTCGCTATGTTTTCTCTATTTACTTTATATTATCTAAACGCTAAAGTTGTCTCGTTTGTGAAACAACATATGGGAGTTTATACTATAATGATAACCGCACGTCAACTAAAATTTTCACGAAATATTTTAAGGTTATCCACACGGGAGTTATGTGTCCTATCTGGAGTATCGCCGTCAACAATTTCGAGGGCGGAGAATGGGGCCGATGTCAAGTATTCGACTATTAAAAAACTTGCCAAAGTTTTCGAGAGTAAAGGGATCGCTTACCCGACGAGTAAGTCTCTTAAACACCGAGGGGTGCTTGTGAACTTTGATGATTCTCACAAATCATTATGCGAACCAAAAAATCAGAGTGGCGATTACTTTACGTCACGCTAATTATAAACGTACTAATTATCTTTACCAATACACTAACAGAAGAAAAACAAAATTTACTTTTCTTTAGTCGTCGTCGTGGTCTAGCTAATTCAGAGGTCCCTTATGTAATTGAGGATTAGTCTTTGTCATTAAAGTCTATGTGAATAACGTTGTCCGTTTCAGATTCTTCATCGTCGTCTAGCCAATCACCGTCTGGTTCAAAATGAACATCTAAGTCTTCTTCAAAGGTATCCTGATATCCTTTTATTTTAGTTATATCTATTTCATCACCAGACATGATTGCATTGAGGCACGCCGTTATTAATGATATTCCGGATCCCACGCCTCTTTCTGCAATATATTGACTAATTGAAATCATGATTGTCATGATAGTTGTTTGACCAGGTGTAAAACCTCGATCAATCATGTCGTCATAATGTATTCTTGTTTTCCAAGCTAACTCATTATCTTGCTTGTCGTCGCTCATTCGTCCCAATTTTTGGATTGAATAACTTCTTTATGTCTTTTATCAATCATACCTGCAAGCTCTCTACCTTTAGCTCTATTGTTTTTGTCAGCTATGGCTGCAAGCTTTTCGTATGAATCGTGATTAAGAGCAATACTCTTATATTTTTGAATGTCTGGCATGTGTTTCTCCTTAGTAATTTACCAATGGTTACTATGTATATACATATTTGTGGGATAATCAAGTAAAAAGTGAGGGCCGGTTATTGTTAATCATGAAAAGGATGTACCGGCCCTCGTAACGAAGGAACCACAATTATATTGGGATACATAATCGTGGGAGCAATCCCATATGTAGTATGATTGCCACTGTTCGTCAATAGATATTGATTATTTTTTCATAAAGGAATAAGTAGGCATGGTTACAGGCTTTGGTTTCCCAACTCCAGGTCCTGATAATCCTAGCCTATGGATCTTTCCTATAACAGCGTTTCTTGTAACGTCGCCAAAGAAAGAAGCAATTTGTTGAGGTGTTCTACCTTTCTCTCTTAACTCCCTTAATTTTTCAATACGCTCTTCTGTCCATTCGTTTTTTCTCATTTATTTCTCCTAAAAATTTTTATAATTATCTATTCTGGGACAACCCATTTCTTCTACTTGAATTGTTCTTAACATTCCATCGTCATCATAACCTACTCCAATATGCATTGGGACGCAGGGCGTTGGATCTACACTTGTGCAGCCCACTAACGACGAAACTAAAGATACAAAAACAACTAATACACCTAAGTTAAATATTATTCTTAGCATTAACACGATTTCTCTCCCTCATTGATTCTGCTACTTGTTGGTTAATAAAAACAAGAAAGTCATCTGTCAATTTTTTCTTGTACGGTACTCCGTCAATTGTGACGAGCATGTAATCCATATTAACAGATACAAATATTCTTGGTTCTTCTTTCATTTTAATCTCCTTGCAAAGCAAAGCAGTGCTGTGCTGTGCTACGCAATGCGTGGCCATGCCGTACATTGCAGGGCACCGCCTAACCCAGCCATGATTAAGTACTAACTACTTAATTTCTAATGTGTCCCAATCAAACTCCTGAGCTTTTTTACGGGCTAGGGACTTTGTTTTTGCAACACCAACACAAACCCATCTGCCGCTATACCAACCCCAAGATTCAAAATCTCTAAGTCTTAATTTAGCCCAGACAGCAAACTTATTATCTAATTTGCGTTGTACTATTTCTATTATTTTTGGTTCTGTGAACCCTTTTTTCTTTTTACTT